CACCGGAACTGGCAGCTTTTCTTTGCCGAACGCGACGTTCTTGACGGCAACGTCCGGTGATCTGGCCATCGGCACGACGACCGCGAACGCGGTTCACTTTTCGGCAAATAGCGCGGCGACGGACGCTTTCAGCATCAATTCGTCGAATGCGCCGGTGTTCCCCGGGTTGACCGGCTATATGTATGGAAACGGGTCTGGTGCTGTTACGGCTTCAACCACGATCCCGTCCTCGGTTCTGTCAGGCTCGATAAATGCGGGGTCTTCCCCTTCAATCTATGGCACAGCTTCCGCTTTCAGTAATCCTTGGGGCTTCAGCCCTGCTTGGGTTTACGGGGGCAACTATTCCGCACTATACGATACAAGCTCGGCGTCAACCGGTTTACAAGCGGCTACGCAAGTTCAACGATCTTACACGCAAACTGGCACTCTGGCTCTTGATTACGCAGGCGCGACAGGAGCTTCGGTGCCGACATTTTACGTTGAATCTAAAACGTCTGGCGGGTCTAACCTGCAAGTGAACTCTATTGTTGGGTATTGTCTTAACGGTGGGTCTCAAGATTGCATAGGGTCGAGTGGCCGCGCAAACAGACTAAGTTCCGCACTACCATCTACAGGCCAGCAAGAAGTTACCGGGGTGTGGGGAAGCGCGTATAATAATTCCTCGAACGCTGGTTTTTCGGCGGGATTGGAGTCCGCGATATATAACACCGTCACCGGAACGGTCGCCTCTGATCAGATCAGCAATGCCGCTACGAACGGCAGTGTTGTGAGCTTGCACTCGTCTTCGTATTCTACGGGGTCTCCGGCAAACGCCGTGGCGGTTTTTGACAGCAACTACGCGTCTGGTTTCTACGGAGCGTGGAACGGGCTTATCCTAGACAGCAGCGTATTTAACCAGAACGGTTCAGGAACCGGCGTAACAGGAACGGTGGGTGTCAACGGCGGTAGTTGGGGAAGTTCATTTTACCCGTACACGGGAATAAAACTCGGAAATGCAACGCAGCATATTCAGTGCAACTATGGCCCGTGCGTGGTTAATTCGGCATCTGGGGTTCTTGCTATTTACGGCAACGGCAACGCGGCCAGCGCTCCTACAACAGCCGCAGGTATGGCGTTATACAGCAATACGTCTCAGAACTCGTATATAGATTTTTATTCAGGCGTGACGCACGGCGGCAATATTTTCTATAGTCCTAGTTTGTCGGCAGAAGTCGTGAACTCTTTAGGAACAAACACGCAGATCAACCCGAACGGCGGCGGCGTATTAGTAAACGGGCTTACTCAATTAAAAGCAGGCGTTTACTCAAACGTAACCTATATCGGCACCACCGCCACACTGACTACAGCTTCGTTCGGAAATCTCATCGAGCTTACAGGTGGCCCTTACACAATCACCCTGCCAACCCCGAACGGGTTTGCGGGGGCGAAACTTAATTTTTGGGTCAATACGACTTCGACTATAACGTTATCAACGCCTTCAGGCAGCTTCTTCGGTTCGTCGGGCTCGGCAGCAAGCACGCTCGTTTTGTCAGGTTTGTCCAATTATCGTCTGGTTCTGGAAAGCGACGGGTTCAACTGGTTTACCACGCTTACTCCGTTTACTTCGACATCGGGCGCGATCACAGCCCCCGGCGTAGCCACAACAACCTTGTCTGCATCCAGCACGGTCTCAGGCACCGGGTTTAGCACCTATCTGGCGTCACCCCCTGCAATCGGCGGGACTGCGCCAAGCACGGTGAAAGCCACCAGTTACGCCCTCACGAACGTTGTTGCGTCCAGCACGGCCCCGACAATCAGTTCAGGGTTCGGCACAGCAGCAAGCGTGACGGCAAACAACGGCACGGCAGCTTTTCGCATCAATGTCGGAACAGGCGGCACGGCAACGTCGGGTGTGATCGGCTTGCCCGCCGCAACGACGGGTTGGAACTGTTTTGCCGACGACGTGACCACCACGTCAGCCGCTGTTTTCAGAACGAAACAAACGGCTTCGACCACAACCACGGTTACGCTGACGCAATACTCTGACGTGGCCGTCGCAACGGCATGGGTGGCCAGCGACGTTCTTGCGGTGTCATGCTTCGCCTATTAAACCGCTTGACACCATACTATCCTATCAAGTAGCTTAAGCTTGTAATTGCCAAAGCCGAGACCCGATTGCGAGGAGAGGCTGCGGCGCGAAGGGGGAGAACACCTCGGCAGTCTGCGAAAGCAGCAACGGAGCTCCCCCTTCTTGTTCCGGTGCGCGTTCCTCCCCGCGCATCGTTTTCGCGGGGTTCCGATCGATGACGGAACCCCGCTTTTTCTTTCAAGGAAATTTTATGAGCAACGACGTGTTCGACGACACACCAGCCAAGGCAAAGACAACCAAAGCCGTTCCGATCTCGGAATCAAGCGACAAGCTTTACGAAAAGCTCACGGAAGTGTTCAGCGCCCGCAAGGAGACCCTGCGCGCCCTGATCAACCATCACTTGCCTGAAACGCATACGGGCATAGTCACAGAGCCTCAAATGCGTGCTATGCTGCTTGCGATGGTCAACGCAATCTGAATTTGGCCAGTTCAACTTTGGAGAAGTCCGCATGAAAAAGAAAACCCCCGCCGTCAAGGAAATGATGAAGCCAGACCCGAAAGCTGTAAAAGGCGGCAAAGCCGCCAAGCAGGTTTTGCCGGTGGCAAAAGAGTTTTTGAAGAAGAAAATGAAGGGTGCAAAGTGAACCTTTGGCTCGCCGGTTACGCAGCAAGTGTGACGCTGGGGCTTATTGCCTCAGCCGTCATATTGAACTGGGCGCACATAGAGTTCGACCGGAATCTTCGTATGCGCGAAGAACAGCGGCGCCGAGACGTTGACCGAGCGTTTACAAGCGGGTTCAACGCGGGTGTAAACGCGGCCAGAACGTTCGATTCCATAACCGTTCAAGCGCATCCGGTGCCGCGTGACGGCTTTCTGCAGTGAGCGGGGCGAAACATGCCGAGAATTTATAAGACCAAAGGCGATGACGCTTTGCGCGAGAAAATCACCATTCCGGTGACAAACGCGATGTTGGTTCGGTTGAAAGAGTTTTCAAAAGCTTTAAAAGTTTCTCCGACTTCACTTGCCCGTTTGTTTATCGAAGAAGGCATGGGCCACACCGCTAAACAAAAACCGGAAAAATAAAAATGGATTTTACACCGGACGATTTTATTATTTTTCTGCCCGTGACTTTAGTCAACGGCGTTCCGTTGATGATGCGCTGCGATGATTTGTCTGGACAGACGTTGCACGCATGGAGCGACGAACAGTTCACCGCATGGCGGGCCGAGCGGATTCAGGCGATGAAGGACAAGTTCGCACCGCCCGAACCGACGTTCAACCCGCAGGTCGAAATCAACCCGCTTGATGAAAAGCCCGCAACCTTTCGCAGCAAAATGGGGCTTGAGTAATGGCCGTATCCTCGAACAAATGGCTCAAGCTGTTTGAAACTTTCATCGGTGATATCCGCATCAAGTCGAAAGAGTCCAACACGCAGGACGAACGCGGCTCGCCCCTTATCCTGTGGGAAAGCCAAAAACGGTTTATTCAGGAAGTCGGTTCTGGCCTTGATAACGGCATTCATTCGTTCAACTGCCTGAAGTCTCGCCAGCTTGGCGTTACCACCGTATCTCTGGCGATTGACGTGTTCTGGTTGGCCATGCACCCGAATATTATCGGTTGTCTGGTAACGGACACTGAAAAGAACAGCTTGGCGAACCGTGGCCTGATCGAGCATTACGTCAAATCATTTCCTGAAAACTATTTCGGGGACGCGTTCAAGATCGTAACGTCGAACCGTAAGCAGATTGTATTTTCGAACGGGGCTCGTCTTGACCTGCTGGTTGCCGGCACCAAGAACAAGGGCACGTCTTGGGGTGAAGGTATCGGTTACACTTTCGCGCATCTCACCGAGACCGCTGCTTACGGCAGCGTGGACGGTCTTAAGTCTTTGGAAGAAGGTTTTGCGCAAGAGAACCCCAGCCGCTTGTTTATTTACGAGTCCACGGCTAAGGGGTTCAACCATTGGCGCACGCGCTGGGTTGACGGGCTGAACGAAGTTTTGACCCAGAGATCGTTTTTCGTCGGCTGGTGGGCGGGCGACACCAACATTTTGCGCCGTAATGACCCTCGGTTTAGCGCTTACTCCTACGCACCTACGCCGGACGAGCGTGATCTGATTGCCACGGTTGCGCGTCTTTACAAGCACAAGATCACCACCGAGCAACTGGCTTGGATACGTTGGAAGGGCCAGAACGCCGGTGCCGAGCAAGACCTGCTGGAGCAAAATCAGCCGTGGACGCACGACCAAGCGTTCGTGATGACAGGTTATTCGTTCTTCCAAACCCGCGCCGTCACGCAAGATACCAAGCGTATTCTGGAAAGCGGGATTGTTTACAAGGGCTACCGCTACGAAGTGGACGGCGATTTCTTTAATTTCAAGATGACCGAGCTTGACCCAGACCGCGACGACATTTCGCAAGTCGAGTTGAAGGTCTGGGAAGAACCGATAGACGACGCGCAATACGTCATCGGGTTCGACCCGGCCTACGGCAGAAACGACCATAAAGATGGCCATGCTATTGAAATCTTTAGATGTTTTGCCGATAAGCTCGTTCAGGTGGCCGAGTATGTGACGGCCGACGTGGAGACGAAGCACGCAACATGGGTGCTGTTTCATCTGTCAGCGGCTTACCGCAATTGCATGGTCAACGTAGAATTGGGCGGCCCCGGTCAGATGATCATGCCTGAATTTGACCATCTGCGCCAGCTTCTTGCGGTCGAGATGAACGCGGGTAAGACAGCAGCGAAGGGTTGGGAAGACGCCGCAGGGCAAGCGCGCTGGTATCTTTATCACCGGCCGGACTCGTTCGGCGCGGGGTATATGGCCAACTTTGAAACCAATTGGCGCACTAAACAAATGATCATGCACCAGTTGCGCGGGGCGTATGTTTGCAACGAGCTTGAAATCCGGTCAGTTTCTTTGCTGCGCGAGATGAGCATCGTCGTCGTGAATGACGGCGAGATTGGCGCACCGGAGTCGCGCGACCCGAACGCCAAAGATGACCGCGTGTTTGCAATGGCACTTGCCACGCGCGCGTGGCTGGACTGGATTCGCAAAGACATGCTAGCGCAGGGCTTGACCTATGACGTCGTCATGCAGCAAGAGTCCGGCAACGCGACCGAGATAAGCACGGTTGTAAATTCTATCGTGTTCAATTTTCTCCGCAGTCAGGAAGAAATGGAACGCGACGAAGAGCCCACCACCCCGAAGTGGATGAGCGATCAAGGTCTGTAACGCAAGGAGCCAACATGGCCAAAGAGCACAATTTCAAAATGCCGCAAGATGTGGTATTGAAGGGTCAACCAACGAAAGCTGAAAGCCTGTTCGATGAAGAAGCAAAAACCGAAGAACCCGGAAAAACCGTGGACTGGCTCGACCTCCCCGCCGCTCCGGTAGGCGCTATGGGCGCCTACCCTTACGACGGCGCTCCGGTGTTTCTTACGTCAAACGGCGATGACTTTTACGAGGCTGTTTGGCGCACGTCTCGCATGTTCGGTAAAACCTCATGGGTGACAACAAGCTTCTGGGCTCGCCGCAATTCGGGCGGGGCGCAAATCAGTTTTGAACCTCTCGGCTATAAGAGTATTTCGGAATGATCACGAAAATGTCCGCAAAGATGGCCGTAGTTCTCGGCCTGCAACACTGGGATACGCTCTGGGCGATTGACCCGATCAGCGCCGCGAAAATGGCGCTGACGTCTTTCAAAGTGCAGGACGAGCGCCAACGAATTTGGCTGTGGCCAGTAGACCCAATAGTTGCCAACGAAGTAAAGGCTATG